AACAATTTTCAATATTCACTGGAGGGTTTAAGTCTACTCCTCTTCTACGAAGTATTTTCAGAGGTTCGGGTAAACTCATTGGCCGTTTAATTCCGGGCCTTAATTTAGTTTTAGGTATTATAGATGCATTAGTCGGAGCTTTTAAAGGATTTAAAAGATACTCGGGAAAGGGATTTTTCGCACAAACAGTTGGTATAATAATTGGAGCCATCTCAGGCCTTGCGGAAGGATTTGTTGGAAATTTCTTGAATTTGGTAAAAGACCTGGGTTCTTGGTTACTCAGAAAATTTGGGCTGGACTCTGCGGCGGATGTATTAGATTCTTTCGATTTTAAAGAGCTTATCAACAAATTCCTTTTTAGCATTGCAGACAATCTTGTTGCAACCTTTGATAGAATAGTGCAAGACTTCAAAAATCTTTCTACTGGCGCAGCACTGTACAATCTAGGAATAGAATTGACAGGCGTGTTCTTCAAGACTATGAAATTCATCTTTCTGGATCCATTTTTAACAATTTTCCAGAGTCTAGGTACGGTTATATCGAAGATCTTAGATATATTTACCAAATATATCGGAGAAGACTCCTTTTTAGGGAAGACCAGTAACCTTTTATCCAAGGGCGCCAAATTTATTTCTGGTGGATCAGAAGGCCCGTCTGAAGTTATAGATAAAAGGATAGGAGCGTTAGATTCACTTGACCGTCTTGTTTCAAAATTCAAAATTGATAATACTAATGATACTGGCGCTCAAATGGAAGTTGGAATGTCCAATGTTTCAAACTCGAAGTCTAGTCAACCAACTCCAGTATTTGTTTCCGGAATGTCATCGCCACAAACCACAAGTGTGAATAATTCAAGTGTAACACTTGTGAATACAAATCATAGTGAATACAGTCCCTTTCATCCAGCGACTGGGTCTTATTAATAAAAAAAGGAGGCGCCTCCGGTTTCACCAGATGACGCCTCCCTTTGTTTTGTTTATCAGTTTAGTTAGTCCTGAGCCAACTTGGCGAAATATGCCAAGGTGTCTTCCTCACCTTCATCATTGCTTGATGAACTAACTGCCTGATCCTCGCTCTTGGGTGCGGGTGCGTCCACTCGCTCTTCACGTGTCTCATTGAGCTCGGTAGTTTGTTCTACCGAAAAGGTGTTGGCGATATCTTCTTCACCAAGTACCTCGTATAACTTCTTCTTCAGTTCAGCGTATGACTTGTAGTTAGATGGATCAATAAACTCATTCAATTCATGAATGTTGTCATAGACCTTCTTCAACTTGTCTTCATCACCTTCAAAGAATTCAGTGACAGAATCGAACTCTGACTTGTCGTAGTTGCGATAACCTTCAACATTACGAATCTTCAACTTGAAGTTCGCTCCACCCCAGAAGTCAAATGGGTTGATAGGTTTCTCATCCTCAAACTGAGGCTGCATCACGTCCATGACCTTATCGAAGATCTTCTTTCCATACTTGTAAAGAAAGACCTTACCTTCGTTTGATGGATTCGCTGAGTCCGAGATCACAAGAATGTTTGATACGTAATGCAAACGACGCTTGCGTGTACGAGCCAATTCCTTGTCCTCTTCCCTTCCCGAGTTCCACAACTGAGAATTCATTTCACTCAATGGATCTTGTTGACCAATTGAAGTAAGAGACCTCTCAATATACCACCGGCCAGTTGGGCCCTTGAAACCATGATCCCAGAAACGAACCCACGGTAAATCTTCGCCGTTCGACGATGGAAGGAAACGGATAACGGCATAACCATTACCTGCTTTATCTACGGTTGGTTTCCACTCTCGGTCGTCTCCATAAGACTTCTTTTCAGAGACGCTTTCGGCGGCGTTTACCAACTTTTCTATCGACGCTAGTCGATTTGCTTTTAGTTTTTCGAATGACATATATTTTTATATTTTCGTATTTTTGTGTATAACAGTGTATTTTTTTTGTGTGAACAAGTAATATAACATAAATCGATCACTTTGTAAAGACTTTTCGTACAGTTTTTGCAAGTTTTTCGGCTGGTATATTTCTTCGAGATAGTAGTAATTTATACTTCAAAATGTTTTCTATTTGTTCGGTGTACATTCCAAGAGGATCGCTGATATCTTTCTTGAGTCGTTTAAGATTGTTTACTAGAAGATCGATGATCGCAATTGTTTCAGCTGAGATCTCATCAGCCAAAAGGCAATCCAATGGAATCGTAGTTGTACAGATCTGATCAAAGGAGTCACTTTGTTCGGAAAGAGTTCTGAGATCCTTTTCAAATTCATAGGAAAGAGATTGCATTCTCTTCTCATACTTTGAGTAATTCTCCTCTCTCATGTCGCCTATCCACTTGACTCCAACAAGAAAGTTGGCAGTGAAGTAGTCAATGACAATATCGGTCTCCTTATATTTTCGTCCTATTCGTTCAAAAAAGAATCGATCCTTTCGTCGTGAGAATGTTGATTCCTTAGAGCTGGTCTTAAAACCATACTTGGTTGCATCGTAGGAATCATTTGTAAAATGAAGTTTAAGAGACAGGTAAATTTGATATGCAGTATAACCATTCACACAAGATATGCTGTTGTTCTTTTGATAATGTTCCGTTCCATTGCTTCGGCTTCTAGTTTGTCCTTCAATGGCCCCTTGATAATCTTTGCAATGTCAACAGGATCAATCTCCTTCATTTTACAGATATCAACTATAGCTTCAACGTAGGACATTCCATCGGTTTGAACATACTTCTCAACTTTCATACGAAGTTCATCAATAGTAATTACGGGTTTAATTGGTATTTCATCTGACATCATGCTTTTAGTATTAAGGTGTTATCGTTGACTCGGCCGTTTGCCGAAGTTTTCTTGGTTGTGAGTTTCTTAAGAACATTTTCGATTTGCCTATCAGTTTTACTTACAATGATTGGCAGTATCTCTTCGGGTTTTCTTATCTTCATAGAGAAAGAATTCTTCTCGTCATAGTCGCGAATCGTTGTTCCCTTTACAGAGAGTCCGGAAAGACTGGTTGTTGAAAGGATTGTCAACTTGCGATACTTCTCATTGAAGAGATAAACCTTAATAGATCCTACGACCTTGATTGGATTGACCGAGGCAACTCCGTAGTCAGGTGAAGACTTCAGGTAATTCATCTTCGCGACCAGTTTGTCAGCACTCTTCTCCTTCGTCTTCCGAGGTTTCCGAGCTGCTTTCTTAGTAGACTTGTAGATCTCCACATCGTTCAACATCTCTTCCAGAAGAGCGATTCGTTTCTTGATCGCCGCTTTCTTGAGATACGAGTAACCTTCAACCGAATCAGGATTGCTCTTGTCTCGGGCTTCAATTAGTTCATCTCTTTGTTTCTCGATCCAAGTTACAACGGTTCCAAGTGAACTGATTGGGGCATTCACACTCTTGAGTAGTGATCCCACATTGATCTTAAAAACCTTGGCGGTAGTATTGAGAATCCATCCATCTAACATCTCATCCATACGAACAAGAACTCCTTCGCGGATCCGGTCTTGCATTATATCGTAAACGGATACTTTCTTTCTCTCGTCTTTCTTGGTTTTATTCCCTTCAATAGGAACTAGAGTCGAAATCTTCCGTAGATATTTATCTACCTCTACACCATAGTCTACACCATTGTGATACTTGGGCATTCCAAGATTCATCATTCTTGCGAGTTTACCACAACTCACGATCTCAATGCACTTTGGAGCCTTGCGAATCATCTTCACGGTGGCCTTGGTACTTGGGCGATCCATTGATTTTAGATAGTCTTCAATGATCGGAACGTAGTCATCCATGTTGAGATAATAGTTGTAGAAGTTCAGAGCTCGACTAAAAGTCTGCTTCTTTTTCTCATCAGTCCATGTATCGACATCATGCCAAGTTAGTTCTTCACCAGTCCATTTAGACTCGGTAGCGGCGACTAGACCGTTTTTTAGGAATTTACGTTTTGCCATATTAAAAGGTTTCTGAATCTATGTTTACAATTTGATCGAATCTTGCTTCGAAGAGATAATAACCACTTCCGCCAGGATCAACGATGAAGTCACCATTCGTTCGTTTACCTATGACCGTTCCCGACATAGTTGCTCCGTCTTCAACTCTAAAAGTCACGTAATACTCCGTATCAGATTGATCAAAGATTGTTTCAGGATAGAGATCTTCAGGATAGATCAGTGGAAGTTCAAGTTGTGTCAGTGTGGTTGTCATAGAATTATTTGTAAAAGATGTGAAGACCTATCTTAGTTGTAATAGTCATGCTCTTCGCCCAGTAAGGATCTTTGATGTAATCCGCATGATAGTGATCAGCGCCCCCCGTATAGTTTGTCGTTGGACTTTGGACAATCCGCAATGCTTCTTCCCAACGTGGATGTAACATCGCCTTACCGATTCCAGACTCAGTATCCTTACCATTCCAGCAAGAGAACTGATACTTCTGAAGACACACCATCGCTTCGGACATATTCCGTTTTGCGGCTCGATTAACGATTACTTCGTTGACCGCCTCCATAGATCCGTCGTAATACTCACCACCCGCTTCAAGAATCAGAGTCGCCGCAACAATCTCATCAGAGTATCCCGTTTTTGGTTGAGCACCTTCTCCGGTGATCGCAAGAAGGACAGAAATGAAAGAGGCTGTAATTAGTATTGTTTTCATCATCTATAAAACAGTATGTCAGAATTTAGTTGAAAGTCAAGGCTTATTTTGTAAAAAGAAAGTAAAAGGAGCGAGAGAGGGAAAAAACATAAGAGAAAAACTCTCTCACCCCATGTTTTATGAAAAAAAGTAGACCCCTTGTACTGACTTTAACAGCGCGGTAGACCCTCCCCTGAGGCGAGCATCGGTGTTTCTCCGACGAAGGTTGGCGTTTTGAATCATATAGTTGCGATCTATATTCCACATGAATAAAAAAAGTAAAAAGGGAAAGGTGGGAATGTCATGATAACTTCTCCAGTCTCCCGGCGGCAATCTCAAGTAGCATTTTTAGTGCTAGGTTCTTTTCTGATTCCGCTGCAATGCGAAGAGCTTCGATTATTGTTTCGTCAGTCATTTAATTAAAAGTCTAAGTAAGTCCCCAACAATCCGAGCTCTTCAGCGATGTCGGACTCGTCTGGAGCGAGTGGTTCGAAATCAAGGTAGTCAGACGGAACGTTTCCTCCGCCGGCAATCTCAAGGTTGTCGTCAGTTTGACCAAACTCGATTTTCGTTTGTGAAACAGGATTTTTATTTGTATTATTCATAATTTATAACTCTACTATAAAGGTTTTGAAAGGAATGTCAAGGGTTAAATGTGTAAAAAACTTGTAAAATATGGCTTGTCTATGTTGACCAAATGTAAATTTTATCTTGTTTTTTCTTTCCCCTCTTTAAATCATTAGATTTCTGCCCCATCTGCTGTTTCAGGTCTTCTTCGTCATCACATACAGGTAGTCCAAAAGATACGGAATCTTCATACATCTTAGGTGAGATGTTAAAACAAATAGTACCGCCTACTTTAATACTATCAATGCACTTTTGCCATAGCGGAATAAAGAACTCAGTATAAAATTTTTCATTTGATTCCCATGGCTCCATATGTTCGTATATCTCTAAGTTTACATAAGGCGGTGATGTCAGCACAAAGTCGTAGTCAATTTTATTAAAGTCTACGTCAAGGGCACTTTTCCATATCATTTGTAAGTTAGGTTTTTCAAATAATACTGGTGGTGTTTTATTGTCTAGCATTTCGATCATGTCATCGTATGCTGGCTTCATGTTTACATTAGTATCAATACCAGTATAATCGATACCCAAGGCCCATGCTCCTAACATTCGTCCACCCCAACCAGCTGTGGGATCTAGCACACTCGTAGCATTATACTTTTGATAGAGATGCTTGGCTGTTGTACTCTTGAACATTACAACAGAGCCTAAGTTTATCCTAAAACATTCAAAGACATTACCAGCCGCAGTCTTACCAGCTCTGTTTCTTTTCTTTGTAGACTCGATAAGTTTATCCCATTGCTCTTTATCGTTGTGAATGTCATAGATCGTTTTACCGTTTTCTCTACAGCAATTTAAGAGATTTTTCAATTGAAAGTGATATAGGAATTGATTACCATAAAAGTTATTTTTATTTTCTCTGGCATTAAATATATACAAGTTTTCTAAGTCCTTGTCTATTTCTTGTTCACTTATAATTTTATGGTTTTCAATATCTTCTATTGTTACACTGTCTAAATGTAGATTGACAGGTTTTAAATCTTTTGCCATATATTTTCCTTATTTTTTCTGTTGTTGTCCATTCTAGGCATCACCCGTGAATACTGCAAAGCAAGGTGTAGCACCTCCCTGACAAATGTTTTTCCATGTAACAGAAAAAATTAAAACTACTTTACCATGTCGGTTAAGCATTTTAATACTTTGTCCTCGGTTGACTACTTCAGTGACTACACTATCCATTTCGGAAAAATCCTTGAACTCAACTGTATGTTTTTTAGATTCGTAATGTTTAACAACACAATACATTAACTCCGAATCTGAACTAAATTCAGACGTTGTATTATCACCTGACAAAATGTCTTGTACTAACATATTTAGTTGTTCCAAGTTATTGTTAAGTTCGGATGCGGCATACTCGGCGTATGCCGACTGGCCAGGTTTAGTAATCTTAGCAACTTGTTCTAATAGTGCTGGGTTAGTTTTTCTAAACTCACGTAATAGACGCTTCCAATCAGCACGACTTTCGATTCTTCTGCCTACTACTTCTTCTACTAGTTTGTACCTTTTGTCTAGCAAACCTATCTGGTTATCGTAGTCTGAGTAACCAAGGATAGTATTGCTAACTTTTTTGTTAAACAGTGCTTGTGAAGGGTTTGCTTTAGTTCCACTACCTCCACCAAAAGAAACTTTTAGTTCTACAGGAACTTCTGTGCCGTCTGATAGGTGTACTTTGATGTCTCCTTTGTCGTCGTATGCTTCAGCACCAACCCATTTAGCATCAACGATAGTAGTTTTAGGATATAGTCTTCCAACCTCCACTTTAATAGAATCACCAATTTTCTGATTATGTTCACTATCAGAAGAACCGAGTATACCTTGTGCGACATCCTTCTCTGCCGCTTCTGCCCAATCTCTACAATAAATTCCCATTTTAGTAGTAATAACGCTTCATTGGCGTCGAGGAGAATCGAGCATTGGCCTCGGTATCATACCCGAACCCGTTGTAATTTCCGGTGTCGTGTAAAATCGACTCAAGGGCGTTGAAAATACCCATCCGATAAAAATCAGCAGGTGTCATTGGAAATTTAATTCCATTCTCATCAGTCGTTGTGAACACCTCCGGATGGGTTTCCAGATGACCCACATCGTCTAACATTCTGTTGAGGGATTCTCGCACATCGGCGACTTTTATTGTTTTGGTTTTACTCATAATTTAAGTGGTTCTCAATCTTATAACTACATTATGACTGGCTGTAGTCTAATGTCAAGGCAATATCGTGTAAAAAATTTGTAAAGATTAAAGTTTAGTAGGCCTTAATTTCAAATCCGGCGAGGTGCTCGAGAGCATCATCGTATTCGTCGGCCGAAAGGTTCTCATCAAGGAAAGCCCAGAGATCACCGATTTCATTCATATCTTCATCGTTGATTCCTTGAGGATGACGCTCTTCGTAGAACCAAAACGCCTTTGCAGCGGCGAGGAGTATTTCGAGGTCGTTATTGATTGTTTTCACTTTACTCATAATTCGTTCTCTCTTTTTTCAGCTATAATTAGAACTTTCTCTAAAAATGCAATTTCCTTTTTTCTTAGGGCGATTTGATCCTCTATTTCAAATAAGACTTTTCCTTTGTTATTCGAATTTATAGCTTGCGCAAATTCAAAAATTGACTCAATATCCATTGATTGTTTTCTCATAATTTAAGTGGTTCTCAATCTTATACCTACATTATGACTGGTTTTATTCCAATGTCAAGGCAATATCGTGTAAAAAACTTGTAAAGGTTAAGAGGAAATCCCAAACAAGTGGCGAGTTTCAATCGGTGTTGTGCATGGATGAACCGGCGTATCCCAATCAACATCTGCCCATTCTTGAGTGCCGATAGCAAATACTTTCTTCACCGTCCCTTTGTAACCTCTGAAACCGGATGGATTGTTTAAAACAACTCTAATACCGCTCAAATCGAGAGGTTTTTTATCTTTAGCTTTCTTAATCATATAACTACATTTTAGACTATTTTTAAGGTAAGTCAACACTTAAGTGTGTAAAAAACCTGTAAAAGTTAATCTTTGAGAACACTGATCGGAAACTCAAATTCCTCTCCATCTTTATCGGATGCCCAAATCACACCCTTTTCAATTGCTTCGATAACAAACCATTTCCCATCTATTAATACTACATCATTGATCATAGGTACATTATGACTGGCTGTGATCCAATGTCAACACTTAAGTGTGTAAAAAACCTGTAAATGAATCGAATAAATACTATCATTATTAAAAAGACCTTGATAAGTGGATCATGGCTGGAGTTGTTTGACTGAAAGAATTATACTCCTTTTCTGAAAGAATGTCAAGTATAAATAATAAATAATGTTATGTTTGGACTTATTACAATGCTTCTATCGACACTTGGCGCCACCGGAATGGGGTCTATCCTCAAAATGGTTGGTGGAGTTGTCGCAGCCAACGCAGAAAAGAAAGCAGCTGCAGAAAAGAGGGAACTAGCAAGAGAACTTGCAGTATCAAAAGCAAATGCAGAACTACAAAAGAACCTCTTCGGTGAACCTGATAAAGCGACTGCGATGTTTACTCGCGCTACTCGCCGTTTCCTTGCTGTTATCGGGATGTGCAACTTTTTCGTTATCTCCGTCCTCTGCACCCTCTGGCCAACAGTCAACCTCGTCACCTTCACTCCCCCCGAGTCCAAAGTCTCCTATAAGTTCATCTGGGGACTCATCGACATCCCAACCCAATCAGACATCACGACTACAATCACGACTGGACACATCTCTCTGGTCAGCATCACCACTTTGGCAGCAATCATTGGATTTTATTTTACTCCGAGCGCCGGAGGCAAGTAATTAGTGCTTAAAAAAGGGAGCAACTTTCGTTACTCCCCTTTGTTATTTTCTGTTTTACTTTTGGTAGTTAAACTCCTGTAAAAGAAGTGTTCCAAGTGCAACCAGTATTAGGATTGCGATTGTTGTCATTTACTTTATTCTCCAATGTTAGAACTCCCTGTTGGAAGTGTTCGGAGTATTTATAACATAGATTGTTTTTAAAGTCAAGTTTATTTTGAAGTTAATCGATTTACTCCATCCCAATTGTCGGGGCAACCAGATCGAAGTTTCTTCTCCATGATTCGATAGTATTCTTCGTGGTGTTCAGTCTCCTTAATGCACCAGTCAATGAGTTCAAGAGCTTCACTCCACTCACCTGCATAGTAATATTTTAAAAGTTTATGGTGAGGCTCAGTTGTCTTTCCAATCGTGTAGACTCGAACACCCTTTGTCTTCCCCTTGACCGCAATGCAATCAAGTTCCATTAGCTTCACAAAGTGACCTACTTCATTCGCAGTGTTTTCTCCAAGAAGAATACGAACGGCATAGTTCTTTGTTTGCCCTTCAAGTCGAGCGCCAAGGTTAACACTATCACCAAGACAGGTGTAATCGAACCTTTGATCGGATCCCATGTTTCCAACCACCACTCTTCCGGTATTAATTCCTATACCCATACCGAATGCCGGTATTTCTTCGGCCTCGATCTCGTCGTTAAAACGATCCAACTTCTCAAGCATCTCCTGAGCAGTGATCACTGATCTTATGGCATGATCCACCTGATCCAAAGGAGCATTCCAAAACGCCATCTGTGCGTCTCCGATATACTTGTCCAGTGTTCCCTCGTTTTTCAGGATTGGTTCAGTCATCGCTGTCATATATCGATTCATTATCTTTGTCAGGCCCTGTACATCATCGCCATAGTGCTCTGAGATCGCCGTGAAGCCTCTTACATCAGTAAAGAGTATGGATAGGTCTCTTGTTTCACCACCAAGCTGTAGAAGCTCGGGATTCTTTTGAAGTTTCTCGACCAATGCGGGCGAGAGGTAAGTACCGAACTGCTTTTTGATCTGAAGTTTTAGTTTCAGTTCTGTCAAAAACTTGACCACATAGTTATGTCCCATCACAGCCGAAAGACCGATCAATGGAAAGACCGCATCGATCAACAGTTGTTCTTCAAGGAAAATATAAACTACTCCTAAACCTGAGATCGCGCCAAGAACTATCGGAAAGACATATCCGTGAGTCCAGTAACGAGAAACAATTATACAAAGGATCGAGAGAAGAATCATCCCCGCAATCTCGGCGGCATACATCCAGTCAGGCCGTGAGATGTTCGTTCCACTGATCGCAGTGGAGAGTGCCATAGACTGTACATGATGCGGAAAGACTTCTCCAAGGGCGCTAGCGACTGGATTAGTAATACCACCCGCAGTCATACCAACGATTGCAATTCGTCCATTCAGAACTCCCTCTTTGACATCCTCGAAGTTGATAGACTCGACGGATTGTTGCCAGTCGATCCAAACACGACTCAAAGGATCTGTTTCGATGGTAGCGAAACTTGGTATACGAACCGCTTCTACTCCTCCAATGTTTGTTTTGATTTGAAAGGATGGATCGCCCGATGCGACTCGAAGTGTTTCAAGAACTATCGATGGATAGAGCTCACCATTGACGGATATGACCATCGGTAATCTTCGAACCACTCCATCCAACTCTGGCATAGTGACTGATATTCCCTTTCCAATCGCCGCACTCTGTATTGGCTCAACGTTTGGTATGATACCAGAAAATCTTGGCACTACATCGTTTGGATCCACATCTCCGATCATCGACACACCGATTGGATCTGGTGTGTAAGTCGATTTTCCAACAAGATACGGAAGAACCACTGGCATTCCTTCGATTGCGGTTGCAAGGTACTCATCTTGACCAAATCGATCTGGTTCAGTCATAGCGATATTGAATACCACTAAACCTGCACCATTTCGATAGAGAGTCTCAATGATCGCTGCATACTCGTTCCTTGGGAATGGAAATTGTCCTAGTCTTGCGATAGTATCGTCTCCAACATCAATTGAAACAATCTGACTGGGCTCAACTTCTCTCGGAACTTCTGTTATGATGAGATCGAAGAATCTTAATCTAAAAGACTCGACCACATCGAAGTTTGCTACTCCAATTGCAGTCACTAACAGAAGTGAGATAATCGGAGATTTAATTTTGTTGAATATAGAACTCATTATCGTTTCCTAATTTGAGTATGGCCTCTTGCCCATACTGATTAATATTTATGTAAGGAGCGAGCCCAAGAGGATATGTGATTGATATGTCTCCTCCAACGAATCGCTGAATCGTTTGCGTTCCTTCGTTACGATCCACCAATCCAAATGTTTGTGTCGTCTTATCAAATCCAATTCTCTCAACGGAATCTACAACAAATGCATCCGCAACTAATTGAATCTGATCTAGTAAATTGATAAGGTAATCTAAATCCAATAGATTAATATCCAAGGCATTAAATTCTAACTCGTCCTCGTCCAGCTGGTTGATTTCAAGTTCTGTGAACTCAAGGAAATCTACGTCGAGGATGTTATCCGCTGCCTTTTGAACGTCTTCTTTGGCTTCTATGAGCTCGGGAGGAGTAGAAACGATCAGTTGATTTGAGATGAGATCCTCGGTAATGTTCAACACAACTGGTCGAGTCGGAAGACTGTTGGCGCTATCCACATGAGTCGCCATAAAGGGTTGATTCATCACTACCGATCCCGCAAGTGTGATCACCTCAATCTCTCCTACCGTTCCATCAAAGTTCGGTAGAAGTATCACGGTTGAACCTCCGATCTCATTAACGACCATCGAGAACTCTGTGCCACGAACGGCGATTGTCGCAACCGGAGTCTGTATGTCAACATCCTTCGTATTATTCTTTGCGATGCCTCCACTGGCGTATCGAACCGTACCAATTGCCACTCTCAGAGCCAAACGATTAACCGACTTTGGTTTCGTATCGTAGACGAAATCATCGATCACCAACTTCGAGTTCTCCTTGATTCTTACCTGAGTCTTGTCCTCAAAGGTAATACTAGTAAGACCTCGGCCGGTTTCAATTAGGTCGTTTGACTCTACTCCTAACTTCTCGGCAAGATCATAATCTTCTTTGAGACGACTCAGCATACCGTCACCTTTCAGATAGGTGACTTCACCGATTGTCTTACCGAAAAGTGAAACCGAGAAGAATAGAAGTAGTAATATTACTGTTGCGTAACGCTCCACGTACCCGAACTTCCATTGATCTCTAACCCAATGATGTTCTGAGTAGTAGTCGCTTGCTGATCAAGTGTGATGGTGTTAGAATCACCTGTTACATCAAGTGTGATCATATGACCATTGGTGAGACCAGCCGTAAATGCGGCCTGATCAATAGTTATTGAGTTGGAGTCTCCATCAATATCAAGATCGTCAACTACATCATCACCGAGAATATCAATATCAAAGGTGTTTGAATCGCCAACTATTAACGCATCAAAATCTAAATTATCAATCCCTGTGATTGCTCCAGCATTGAAGATAAGTTCATTAGAACTACCTGTAACATCAAAGTCGAATATCGACGATGTTGCGTTAAGGTTGATTTCCTGCGTATTTGAAGAACCGGCCAGGTCAATCGTGTAGTCAGAGTTTGCTCCCTTGAGATAACCCGTGAGAGCATTGTTGCTACCATCTTGATTTATTACGATTGTTTGACTGCTCCCGTCTATATCCATTGTTGTACTTACGGCGGTTGAGTCTCCAATCGTATTCCCTGTTCCGGATTGTGATATTGTAACGGAAGTGCTTGTTCCCGATATTTGTTTTATATATATTTCATTCGCATTCGCATAAAATAAGAACATGATAAAAGTCACCATAGTGGTTATGACTTTTTTCATAGTTTTTCTTTCTTTGTCTATTTATAAGATAACATCATTCGAAGTACCCCATTTTTTTACCATCTTCGATAAGTATGATAATACCCTCGTTAATAGCGATTTTTACGGCCTTATTGATAGATTCATTCTTGGCCATTCCGATTTCGGTTTCCATAGCCCTTGATGTTATATCAAATATGATAAACGTATCAAAACCTCTTCTTACCGAAAGTATATCCTTCTCTACCAGCACCGAGATCAATATCTCTCCGGTTGAAACTGATACCATTCTGAGTGAAATGATCACCTTATCACGGCGATACTCCGTACTTGCACCTATTCCAAGATACCTTGCACCTTCACCACCGGACTCGTAGTTCGTTTCATATCCAACTATACCACCTTCCATGATGACACCTGCAAAAAGCATTGGTGCCAGGATATCGGGGGCGTTTGCCTTCTGTCTTTCAGATAAAATGATCTGTCTCTCGCGAACAAGGTTGTCAATACCGATTCGTTCTACCACACGAAACCATGTACCGTTTCCAGTCTCCTTCAGAGACTTGATCAGATAGCTCTCAGCGCCTTGAGTGACTATGGTAGAGAGTGACATTCCCATATCACTACTCTTCTTTTGGCCAGTGAGATCTCGAAAGGAGTAGACCGCAACCACTAAAGGTTCTTCTCTCTTCGGAGGATCAATAGACCGTAGATCGTACTGATTTCTCTTTTCGGAGAACTCTGTTGCGTCACCCTTTGGATGGGCTAGTCTCGTTTCAATTGTGGTACATGATGTAAGTAATAATAATAATACTATACAAAGATGTCTCATTAACCTCCGCCAGCTGTTGGTATCACAAT